TTCATCATTTTTTTAGCTGATGCTGCTGCAGATTTCATGGACTCAGTTTTATTATTATCTTTATCTAAATCTAAAAAGTCAGGTTTAGATCCATTCATCATAGGTTTTCGCTTCATCATTCCGCCACCCATTTTTTTTACTCTTCCACCCATTTTATATCCTTTAGGTGATACTTGTTTGTTGTATAGTCTATTTGCCATTTTTATTTCCTCCGTTTTTAAAAATTTGCGTTCCCTTTATACCATAAATACTCGCCACGACAAGGATCCAAAGATTAGTGAACCATTTCGGAAGCTCTGAAAACATTTCAAAGAATAATTTTACCTTATCCATAGCAGTCGGATCGTCCGATATCACTGCCCAAGCCAAAATTACAACGGGCAACGACAAAATTATTAAAACTGCCTCGTCCTTCCAGTCTGATTGTCGGCTTTCTAATAATTTTCCCTGGTAAGCCTCTTCACCTCGAGCCATTTTTTCTGCATGCATTAATTGTGCATCAGACATTGCTTGTTTTGTTCTTTGACGGTTAGCATAAATCTTACTTCCTGTAGACATTGCTAATTTAATCGCTGATAACCACATATTAATCCTTTCTTATAATTGAAACCGCATCAGGTGTTTTATCTGATGGTGGTATTGTTTTACTTAAGATAGTTTTTTGTATTGAAGTATCTGCACGAAGATTTGCAAGCTCTTCATTCTGTTTTAATTTTTCATCTTGGTTTTGATCATTCATCATAGCTCTCATTTTATCAAGATTTATTCTTTCTTCGCCTTCTTTTTGTTTTCTAGCGTTTTCTTGCGCCTGTAAATCTAATTCTCTTGCTCTTAATTTAGCAATTGGATCATTATCAAACTGTGAAGTAATTTTTTTCTCTTCTTTTGCATAGTCGTCCATCATTTCTGACACTAAAACTGCTTTTCTAGCTTCAATTTTTTCTTGTAACATTCTTGCTTGTTGTTGTAATTGCGGATTTTGCATTGCCATTTGTTGTATTTTCATTAATTGTGGTAATTCTTGTCTAAATTCTACTTCAATTTGTTCTTGAGCCATTAAACTTATGTGTTCAAGTATGTTTTTTTGTATTGCAGCGCCAACCATAGGTGCGTTTTTAACCATATTTGTTTCCATAAAGTTTAAATGAGCTGTAATGTGTGCTTGATGGTCTTGTCCAGGAAATGCTTGAAAAGGTTTTCCAGCTAATGCATCGATATGTTCTAGTGCTGGGTCTTTTGGCATAGGTCTTTCTGGTCTTTTTAAAATTAAATCAATATCTTTTACCCCCAATGCCTCATACATATTACGATAGACTTCGTATTGATTATGTATTTGAGGGTTTGAGGCAGCCAGTTGCATTTCTGTTTGAGCTAAAGAGATCCTTTGGGTTTGGCTAAAAATATTTGGATCAGCAACCGGTAAGATGTCTACACGATCGTCAAAATCAGTTTGTTTAATTTGATTTTGTCCACCAATAACATCGTAGGGGTAAATCGGAGGTAAGTATAATTTAAATACTCTAGCTAAAATAGTAAATTCTTTTTTCATCGCAGCATACATTCGTTTATGAATCGAAGACATTACTCTTGATCCTCTTTCCAACATAGCTACTGTCGTGCCCACTGCTGCTTGTTGGTTCCCATCTCCTACTTGCAGGTCCGCTATGGAAGCGAATCGTTGTCCTGCAGATACCACGACACCCATAAGTTGTAATAAAGTTTGAGATGGTTCTTTAAACGGTAAAGTCATAAATGCATCTTTCAAATTTCCACCTGGTGCATCTACATCTCTAAATTCTCCTGGTTGTATTGACTGCGCTTCATCTCTCATTTTAATTCCACGCATCTTAAATCCTGCTGGTAAGTTTGACAGAGTTCCTGCATCTAATAGTTGTCTAAGAGCTGCAGTCGCTGTTCTTGATAGTCCTCCGATCATGTGGGTTAATCCAAAACCGTAAAATCCTAGTCCTGGTAAAAATTTAAAATGTACAAAGTAATTAATTTTATTTTTTTGTGCATCTCCTATTTCATAATTTCTTCGAATAGATAAAACTTTTCTTGTGCCTTCTTCAACAGTTATAATGTATGGAAGTTTAATTCCTGTTGGTTCATTGTTAACTCCAATGTCTTCAAAACCCTCTAAGTCTAAATTAACGTGACACTCTAAAAGAGTATACACTCTCTGATCCCTGCCTCTTGATGTTCCATCTAATTCTCTCTCTGCTTTTTCAGACGATGTTTCATCCATGTATGCAGGATTAATTTCTATATCTCTATAAAAACCACCCACTTGTTGTTTTCGTAGTTCATTTTCTGTCATACGAACTCTGTGTATTACAGATTCGCAATCATCTAACGATGTTGCAGTATAAGGCACAACAATATCATCTGCAGGTACAAATTTTGAAACAGCTCTTTGCATAATTTCATCATAGTAAACTTTTTTAAATGATGATCCTGCAAGTGGTAAATAAAATAACATTTGATCAAACTCAGCTTCATACTCTTTCATTTCATTCATTATCTGATAGTTCATAAATTGTTTTACTCTTTGTGACTGAGCTTCTTTATCTGGAGTTGGCATACCTATTATTTGAGTTCTAACAGGACCTTCGGCTGGTAATAATTCTTTGTAAGCTAATGCTTGAAACTGTGTAACTGCTTCAGCAAGAACTGGGTGTGTTGCACCACTTGCTCCTTTAAATGGCTCTGTTCTATCATCATAATTAAAACCTAAAAGTTCTAAACCTTGTGTATAAGTTCTTTCCCAATCTTTTCTTGAAGATTTGTAATCTGTATAATTTTCATACATTTTGCTTCCCAACGGATCCAATATATCATCCGGTAACAGTTCAGCTAAGTTTGCAAAATGTTCATTTGTTTGATCTAAACTTCCAAGTCTTGGATCAAAGTTTACATCAACACTACCATCTTCGTTTTCTTGAACTTCTACTGGGCCTTTTTGCTCTGACTCTTTTTCTATTTCTACTTGAACGTCTTCTACGCTAGGAATGTTGATTTCTTTTCTTACCTCATTGGGCAAAGCTTTGTCTATTTCTGCCATTTATTTCTCCAGTTTTACCGTCTTAACAGTATTACCTTTAACATTCAACCCTTTCGAGTTTGGACCTTTTTCAGGAGGTGGTCCTGATTTCTTGCCACCCGCTCCTAGTGGCTTGTCTATTAGACCTCCTTTTGATGCTTTTACAATTTTTCTGTTTCTTCTAATTTCTTGTTTAAGATCATCTATTCTTCTTTTTTTCATTTTAGGATCTTTCATAAAAGGACCCATAAACATTTCAAAAAATTTTGGATTTAAATTTATTGTTTCTCCGTCTAAATTAAATTTAACTGCTTCATCAGGATTAACTGAAAACATACCCCCCATTTCAAAACCAGCTCTACCGCCTAATTTCATTTCACTTCTCATTTCTGCTAAAACTAATTGTATAGCTGATAGCTCTGACATATCAGCACCTATTTCACGCACACGTCTTTCAAATTCTTTTTTTCGTGAAGGGCTAAAATTTTTTGAATATTTATCTGTTAGTTCTGACATTAGTAATAAGTTCTTTTCGTTTTTATAATTTGCTCATCTCTATAATCTTCAGGATGCGGTACCAACCCTCCCTGTCTAAATCGCATCACAGCCTGAGTCATACTATCGACCAAGTCATCGTGGTCACCGTATGGAAAAGCAGCACACTCCTCAATCACCTCTTCTGCAAACTTTTCATCAGGAGTCCATATCATACCACTTTCAAACAAAGGTGCAACAGCATTTACTCTAGCGTGCTTGTCGTTTCCTTTAGAAGGAGTATAATTTACAACAGGTATACCCATATTCCTCAACTCGTATGTAAGTGGTAGTCCACTGGCTTTAGCCTCAACTAGAACAGTTTCTGGATTCCAGTAATCATATTGCTCTTTTGCTATTCGGCGAAGTTCGGGAAACTCGTATCTACCTTTTAGTGCATCGACTAATATTAACTGTTGTGGACTGTCTTCGTTTTCACGAAATACACCCCATGTAGTTATAGCACTATAGTCGGCTGTTTCTTTTTTCATAAAAGCGGTATCGTAAGATTGTATAACGTGTTCTAATATTGGCATCTCTTCTTTTTCCCAAATGTTCCACCACTCCCGTTTAATGATAGCTCCCTCTTCTGATGTTGGGTTTTGCATCCATTGTGCGTTCCATTTGCCAAGTGATAAGGATGCCTTTACTGTTTCTAATTCTTTCAGCTTCCAATACTCAGGCCATACCGGTTTACCTGATGGCATGATCGCTGGGAACTCTACAACCTCCCACTGATCTGCTTTTGCTTCTTTTTGATGTTTTAATAACATACCTGTTAAATCTTTCGTATTCCATCTTGTCATTACACAAACGATTGCACCACCCGGTTGAAGACGTTGTCTTGGTCCTGATGTATACCATTCGTATGCTCGCTCCAACGCTTGATTGTTCATAGCGTCTTGCTCTGAGTGTGGATCATCAATTATTAATAAATCTGCACCACGACCTGTTATTGCTCCACCAACACCTGATGCAAAGTATTCGCCACCTTGCTCGGTTTCCCATCTGCCCGCTGCTTGACTATCCTCTCTAAGTCTTGTCTCAAACACTTGTTTGTAGTCTTCGGTATCCATCAGCGTTTTAGCTTTACGCCCGAATCTTATTGCAAGTTCTCCGGTGTGAGTAGTTTGAATTATTTTTAATTTTGGATTACGCCCGATCATCCAAGCGGGAAGCAAGGAGCTAGCGAACTCTGATTTGGTATGTCTTGGTGGCATATTTACAATTAATCTTTTTATTTTACCACTTGCAAGATCATTAAATTTTTGTGAAATAATCTTGTGGTGTTTACCTTCAATAAACTCAGGCCACATATGCTTTGTAAAGGAAAGAAAGTCTTTTCTAACCTTTGATACTTTTTTCTTTTCGTCTAGCTTTACAGCCATTTTCATAAAGTCTTTTCGGACATCTGGTGGGAGCTTTTTTATTTTGTCTAAATCAATATGCATTTTGAAAAAAATTTTTTGTAAAATTTTTTGGTTAATGTTTCCAACGATTGTTAATTTATTCGGTATTCTCTTAGAAAGCAATAACGAATTTGAGGTCATAAACCGTACAAATCTCGCAATAATAACTAGTGTTAGTTACATCTTTCTCGAAAAAAAGAATTAATAAATAAGAACTTTTGTAATTTTGGCTTTGCTTTGGTACCTCTATTAATTGGCCAGATCCTAGCAACTCGCAACGAGGCGCAAACAAAAAACCCTGCCACGCGTGGCGCGTGGCAGGGAACTAGGGAGTTTTAAAGATTATTTAATAATGCCTATTATATTCCCTTGACTATCACAAGCCCAACCTAAAGACTTTTGATATTTTATATATTTAGGTAAAATATCCTTGTCATATTGTTTTATTACTTCATCATAATTAAGATGTGAGTATTTTGGCATTTGTTGAACGTATGCTTGTTGATCGTCATTTAAACAATCAAACCAATCATGACCGACATCCTCAAGATCAATGCTCTTATAATAATACTTATGAGCCGACCAACTTGGCGCTTGATACTCTAATATTCCATATTTTTTATTCATTGTTTTTTCTCCATTTGTTTTTTAAATCCTATAATCTCCCACAAGTAAAGTCAACTATTTATTTTTAATGAGTCTTATTTATTTTTAATGAGTCTCTAGTTTCCCGTCTCTCAAATACTGTTGCATAAATACCACAGCTTTAGCTTACACTTACCAGTTGCAAGAGACGAGGAGCGAGGAACTTTTGAGCATCTTCCAAAGGTTGTGATTTGCAACATAATGACTTTTAATAACTTTGTAGATTAGAACCATTATAAACTACAATAACACACGTTTTAATTGAATAATTACGCCTATAAAATAAGTCAAAAAAACTTTGTTTTTTAGAGTACATAACGCTTGACTTATATATAGGATTTTATAAGATTTATGTATTAACAAAAGGATAAAAACAATGACAAAACTACATCACACAGAATATAAAAAAAATTATAAAAATTATATTTTGTCAACAATTGAAGAAGACGGAGAAGGGAAACCATTAAAAACAGATCAAGAGAAGATTAATTATATTTTTGATAAGTTTTATTCTGAATATGGTTTTATGGTTGAGAGAGTTGGAAAACAAAAAGCAATCGCGGAATGGTTAGGCGGGCTGGCTTTAAATATTGAGTATTATTATGATGATATTGTTAATCTAGCTGTCAAAATGGGTTCAATAGATCCTAATCCAAGCGACAAATTAAGGTCTAAAGTTGAACAAAATTACTGGTTGTTTATGGCTAATATTATCTTAAGTTTTGAACCAAAGGAGAATAATTAATATGAACATAGATAAATTAAAAATATTAGTTAAGCCAAAATATTATTTTGGTTACTTACAAGGTGTTACTGTTCATATAAATGGAAAGAAATTTCCAACAGAAAAGAATTTTGTATATGCACATAACAAGGACAATAAAGCAGTTCGAACTGCTTTGATTGATGGTGGTTATACTGAAAATTATGAATTAGTAAAATCAGCATTACAAAAAGAAATGAACCAATAGAAATTATATTAATTTTAATCAATAATAATGATTGACTTATTATATAGGATATTATAGTATTCAATCTTAACGAAAGGAAAAAATGAGCGATACATTAGATAGTAGGGATTTAGAAGAAGAATTGAATAATCCTGATACAGACAACGAAACAAAGGAGGCGATTAAAGAGTTAAAAGAAGAATGCGAAAACTATGGTTGGGAACATGGTATTCATTTTATAAGTGAGTATTATTGGGAAGATTATTGTAGAGATTTTGCCTCCGATTGTGGTTATTTAGAAATAAGATCAGATACTTTTAACCCATTAGAAAATTGTATTGATTGGGAAAAATGGTCTAACTTAATGAAAATGGATTATTCGGAAAGCACATTTCAAGGTAAAAATTATTATTGGAGGGGAACATAATTGACTTATATATAGGATATTATATAAAAATAAATGAAAGTATGAAATATAAAAAAACAAAAAAGAAAGAGAGGAATAATGGAAACAATAAAAATAAATGCTTATAATTACCAAGACTTGAGTGATGATAGCAAAGTTCATGTAAAAATTTGGCTTGATAAATTACCGTTTGATTATGAAGACGAAGATGAAAATGGTAATATAGTTACAAAATTAGATTATCCTAGTGATTGGGAAGAAACTGACATCATAGAACATTGTCAAGCTAATGGATATTTATTTGACAAATATGGTAAATGTGTTCATCAATTAGAAATAAAAGAGGGGAAATAACGATTGACTTATATATAGGATATTATATAAAAATAAATGAAAGTATGAAATATAAAAAAACAAAAAAGATTTTAAAGGATTTGTGCAGGATGTTTAATTTTGTGCGAATAAATGCGGTGTTAGTAGCGGGGATTGACCTAACCAAAGCATCGCATTTTAAACTAACAAGCGAGCAAGCGAGCGAGCAGAAGGGATAATATGATAACAAATGATATGATACACAATGAAGACTTTGAAGGTAATTATTTTTCAGATGATGTTGCTGTTAAATATGATTTACAAAATGGTAAAATTAATACCGTAGCTTTTTGTATTTGTCCAAAAACAGCAGAAGATATGGCAAAAAGTTTAAATTTATTAGATCATTTAGAACAAGACGGAATAGAATTAAAACAACAAGCGAGCGAGCAGAAGGGATAATATGAGAACTTTATATTTAGAAGTAGGTGGAGTTAAATCTTTATGGTTGATAAGTGAAGAGTTTAAAAAATATTGTAAAAAAGAATATCCAGAAATTAAAAATGAAAATTATTTTAATGGTGATGATGATTGTTGGATTGATGGGTTTATTTCACATTTAGAAAATAAATATTGGAATAAAACATTTTATTATGAATATGAGCATAAAACAGATTCATTTTTAATATATGAAATAGAAATACCAGATTATAAATTAAAAGAACAAGCAAGCGAGCAGAAAGGATAATATGAAAGATCTTAAATGGATAATAATATTTAGCATTACATTTGTTATTAGTTTTGTATCAATAATAATGTTTGCTTTACATCAATGGGCAACAATGGGGGTTGTATGATGTTAAGACTATTAATGGTATTACTAGGTTTTATTGCCTCAATGCTTGGGGTAATACTTGCAATTCATACAGAACACGATATATTAGGTTTATTAATTGTTTTTGGTGGTATGGCCTCAATAACTGAGGGATTGCCAAATTAGAAAGAAAAAATAAAAACAGAAAGCGAGGAATAAAATGTCAAAATGTCAAATGTGTGAGGGTAAAGGATACTATAATTTATCAGCAACTTATGATGATATACATTCAAGAGTTCAATGTAATTATTGTATGGGTGATGGATATGAAAATGATGAAAAAAATACAGAAAGCGAGGAATAAATGATAGACTACGAAAAAATGATAAGACAAACACAAGATATGCAACTTAACTCAACTTGGAGTGGGTCAGTATATGCTTTAAAAGATGTTCTATCTTATGTTGACAAAAACAAAGATATTGCAATAAGCTCAAAGGTAATAATAAAAAATTACCTAGAACAAGAAATAAAAAAATACAAGGATCTTCAAGGTAATACCGAGATAGGTAAAACTCTCAAAGGTATCGAGAAGAAACTTGGAGTAGAGATAACATAGAAAGGAAGACAAATGAAAATAGGGGATAGAGTAAAGGTAAAAGATCAAGATATATTTGGTAAAATAATATACGATCATGGAACAGAAGTAGTTATAAAAGATGAAGATGCAGAAACAAATGATAATCAGTTATGTTTTAAAAAAAGTGAAATAGAAACAAATGAAAACTAGAATACATGTAAATCAACATAAGATTAGAAGTAATAAAAAACATAATTTAAATGAACCTGTCATAACTGTTAAAACCTCTAAATCTAACATTTATGGACATGAAGTAGAAGTGTTGGGGTCAAGTAAAATTATATACAGTCCCGATAAACCATTAAGTTGTGGTGCAAAAGTTTGGATTGAAACAGAGGGAGAAGTAAAAATAAAATGATAACAAAACAAATGGTAAATAAATATTTAGATGATGATTACCATAAATGGATTGCAAATGTAATTACTGATATTTGTAATAATCCAAGTGAAATAAGTATATTAAAAAAACAAATAAAAGAAGATTGGGATTTAAGAAATATGCTTAAAAAATATAATAAGACTTCAATACCAAAATAAAAAAATGAAAGCTAGACTACTAGAGAAAGAAGACTTGTTAAAGATGGTGGAACCACACCATCTGAACGAGTTTAAGAAATGGAAAGTAAAGGATTTAAGAAATCATTTTAATCTTACACATAAGATTAATGGCAAGTATGAAAATAAAAAAGGATATTGTTTCAAATGTTTAAAACCATTAAGACCAGATTACACAGTGTTTGAAAACTATTGTTTAGATTGTTAATTTTTCCAAATAAGTCTTAAAATCTTCAGTTATAGGTTTAATCTTAAGACCATTTTCAACAAGTTCGTATATCTGACTACCTAAATACATACAAAATTTTTTATTTTTAACATCTTTAACCAATATAAATGTGTTTTTAGGGTGTCTTATGTGAAAAGAAATTTGATGAGGGGAAAAACGTATTTTATTGCCAGATTTTACAATTTTAAGTTCTATAGTAAAAAAACTATCATTAAAATACCCTAAAAGATCCGGAGTGCCGAGTGCAGCAGAATTTTCAATTCGTGTCCATTTAATATTAGGTGTATTCTTTTTGACATATTGCCAAAACTTACTTTCATCTTTCACTGTTTAATTTTGCCTGTAAATTAAAATGTATAAATCTAAACGGATCAATACCATCATCAACACTAAATTGATGGGGCAACCAAGAATTAAACATTAAAAGCGTTCCACGTTTAACTTTTATAATCTGTCTTTCCATAGCTGGACATAGTTTAGAGTGGTCTCTAATAGGTAAGTTTAACATCATACGACCTTGACGAGGATCATGAAAAATTGGTTTTGATGTTCTTTCAGAACAATCAACAAAATAAAAACCAGATATGTGATTATCCCAGTGAACGTGTGTATCTTGATGACCCCCACCCTCAAAAGCAAACTTTTGTATCCACATTTCAGTGTAATTTAAAGAATAATTATCTAAATCGAATCCTTGATCTATTAAAATATTTCGAGCAGTGTTTCTTATTAATAATTCAAAATTGTAAAATCGCTTATCTTGATATAATTTTTCGTCAGAATGATAAGACAAGCCGTGATCTTTTATATCAGTTTTATATTTTTTTTGTCTTTCTATAATTTTTTGTTGTGTGTTTTTTATGGCTTTATCTGTATGTTCATTACAAACATTCATAAAATCTTTATCATTTAAATATTTTGGTATTTCTGCTTGATAAATAAATGTGTCAAATAAAGAAATTGTCTTTAATTCGGTCATTAAAGAACAATCCCACCATGATCTTTAACAACTTTACCCATTGGAGCTTTTTCTGGTATAACTTGTATTACTATTCTATGTGTTTCTCTATGACCTATAATTCTATTTTCTAATAATTTAATAGATTTAATATCATGAAATACACCATCAGAAGTTTGAACTTGCATTCTAGCATTTTTAACTGTTTCTGCTTTCAAAAACTTATCTAATACTTGACGAATTAATTTCGCATCAATCATAAAGTTGACTTGTACCTTAAATTACTCTATACGTCAACATATGGGAGTTCCTAAAAGATTAACAGAAAAACAAATTAAATTTGCTCAATTAGTTGTTGCTAATGAAGGTAGAATGAATGGCACAGAATGTGCAAAAGAGGCCGGTTATGGTGAGGCGGCAAGAATAAGAGCTTACGAATTACAAAATCCAAAAAAATACCCTCTCGTAGTTAAATACATTGGTGAGCTCCGTGAAGAAAATCAAAAAAAGTATGCGGTAACTTTTGAGAGACACATCACGGAACTTGCTAAAATAAGAGAGAACGCATTAAAGAAAGGGGCTTTTTCTGCCGCAACTAACGCAGAGGTTGCAAGAGGTAAAGCTGCCGGATTATATGTTGAACAGAAAATTATACGAACCGGTAAGATAGATGATTTGAGTGCGGAGGAGCTAGAAACGAGGATGAAGGATATTATAGATCAATACTCACCTATTCTTGAAGGTGTTGAAATGAAAGATATGACAAAAAAAATTAAAAAAGATGTTAAAGAATCAAGGTTGCCAAAATTAAAAAAACTTAATTAATTTTTTTAATTGATTGTATTACTGCCGTTGGGATTATGGTTGTGTTGCCAATACTATCAAATGTAGGTTTATCTTTTGTTTTTATGTAATCTGTAAATATTCTTGTAATACCATTTTTTTGACTAACAAGGTAACCTTTGGAGACACACGTTGGTAGTTCTTCTTTGTTTAATGATTTAGTATCAGACCAACCAGCATCCCCTTCGATATCACTCCATTCAATTTCCACAAATGGGTATGCCTCAATCTTGTTTCCTAAAGATTTTAAATTGAGAGGTATAATTTTTTTGTTCTTTATCCTTCTCTTTGTTTTTCTCTTCTGTCTTCTTTTTGGCATAATAATATCTTGGATTGTGTTTTGAATTAAATTTATCCCAAAAATCTTTTTCTGTCATTACACTTATTACACATTTCTTCCACATTTTTAAATGCGAAAAAGTGTTGGTAATTGCGCCTTTCTACATTTTCCACATTTTTAGTTTTAAAAATGTGGAAGCTACTTTTATTGTATACCAACGTTAATAATCGATTTTTGGCTTTTTTCCACAAATAAAGACCTAAAAAACTTTTGAAGACTTACACGACCAAAAACATTTTGAAAAGTGTGGAAATGTGGAAATCGTCTAGTTTCCTTGTATATCAACAATTCTAATCATTTTGACTTTCCACATTTTCCACATTTTTGAAAAAAAAATTCATTTTATGCGGGTTTTTGACACCCGTTTCCACACTTTTGCCCCTAAATTTCGTAAAATCGACACAAAAAATTTTTGCAAATGTCATTTTATGGGGTTTTTTGATACCCTCTTCCACACTTTTGGTTTGCAAAAAGTGCGGCTATTCTATGATTTCGCCACATTGTTGCCTTAATCTGTATACTTATGTCGCAGTTTTGTATTTTTTGTACAAAAATTAAAATTAAAATTTGACACTTACATTTAAATGATTATAAGGGATTATATGTTAATAAATAAAGAATTAAACCATTTAAAAACACAAACTAAAAAATTAAAAATGTCCAAACAGAATAGAAAAATATATTTTAAAAATATAAGACATGATTTAAAAAATCCCAATAACATAAATTGGGAATTTATAAATCTTTACGGACCATGTCTTCTCAATAACAAAACTGTAGGGGCTGACACAGGAACAAGATCAGAAAGTCTACCTAATTTAAGTCAATACGAGGGCACTTATGAATAAAAATAAAATAACCATAACTCTTACTAAAGAAAAAATAAAACAATCTGCATCTATGATAGATATGATGGTATCCACTGGTAGTTTATACGAACAACATCCTATGTATATTTTAATGGATGAAATTATTAATGAATGTATTAAAATTAAAAAACTTAAGAATAAAAAAATTTAAGAATTATAGTATTGGTCAATCTTTTTTAGCCACTCCCATTTCCACTTCCGAAACTCGCTGCCATTCACTAGAAACCTCTGAAAGAAATTATCCGGTGTACACATCAAAATAACACCCTGCTCGATCCTCGTTCCATAGACTTGGTCATGCGCCATAGCGTATGCAACAAGTTGTAATTTATAATCATCTATCCACTCGGCACGTTTGGGCTTGTTCGATTGCTTGAAGTCTATTATACTTTCGCGTCCTTGATAAATTCCACACATGTCAGTTTGACCAGCGTATAGACCCGGATAATGT